ATGCAGAAGGTCCTTTGGGAGCACATCCTGAAACTGATGAAGTAGCATCTTTACCACAAACAGAAGATAAAGAGCAAGAAGTTGAAATCAATTTAGTAGATTTAGGTAAGATGGTGCAAGATATGGCATACAGAATTACTGAATTAGAATCTAAGATTGGTGATTTAACAAATAAAGAAGAAATCTCAAAAGAAGCAGAAGTTAAAAAAGAAAATGATATTAAATTTAACTTAGATGATGCTTCAGAAGATAACTTACCAAAATTAGATGGTGCACCAGTTGAAATGGGAGCAGTATTTAGTGCAGAAGAAATAAGTAAAAGATATGGTAAAAAAGTAAGTAATTCACAAAATACTTTCTTATCAAAATTATACAGATAAAAATATTTTAAACAAACAAAATTATTGAAACATGAAAAAAATTCAAAATTTCGCACAACCTTCAATCTCTACCACATATGCTGGTGAGTTCGCTGGTCAATATATCGCAGCAGCGTTATTGAGTGCAAAAACATTGGATAACAAATATGTGACTATCATGCCAAACGTGAAGTACAAAGAAGTTATCCAAAAAATCGCAGTAGCAAACATCGTTAACGATGCTTCATGTGATTTCGCAACTTCAGGAGCAGTAACTTTATCAGAACAAGTTATCACTCCAAAAGAATTACAAGTTAACTTAGAACTTTGTAAACAAAACTTTGTAGCTTCATGGGAAGCATTACAATTAGGATACTCGGCTTTTGATGAGATTCCTAAATCTTTCACAGACTATTTGATTTCTTATGTTGGTGGTGTAGTAGCACAAGCAACTGAGCAATCAATTTGGAATGGTGATAATTCAGCAAACGGTCAGTTCGGCGGTCTTTACAGATTAATCACTGGTTCAGCAGCTGTATCATCTTCAGTATCTGGTTCAATCACTTCAGCAAACGTATTAGCAGCTTTAGATGCATTGGTTAACGCAATTCCTGACACAGTATATGGTAAGGAAGATGTATTGATTTATGCTCCAACTAACGTTGTTAAAGCTTACACTCAAGCATTAGCTGGTGGAGCACAAGGTGCAAACGGATACATGAACCAATTAAATGTTGGTGAAAAACCATTAAACTTTAACGGAATAGACATTGCGTTTTGCCCTGGTTTACCTTCTTCAGCTTTAGTAGCAGCACAAAAATCAAACTTATTTTTCGGAACAGGTTTATTGAGTGATTACAATGAAGTTAAGGTATTAGATATGGCGAACATTGATGGTTCACAAAACTTCAGAGTGATTATGAGATACACAGCTGGTACACAAATCGGTATCGCTGGTGACATCGCATATCATAAGAATGCATAATTAAACTAACTCATAGGTCGGTGGGGGTAAAACCTCACCAACTTATATAAACAAAAAACAGAAATACTATGGCGACATGTAACTTAACAGCAGGTAGACAAGAAGTTTGTAAAGAAAGTATTGGTGGTTTACAAGGTGTATACTTTATCAACTACAATACAGGTTCTTTCACAACTACTACTGATGGAACAACTGGAATGGTAACTATCACAGGATTACCAACTAGTTCTTCATTATATTACTACCAATTAAAAGGAACTTCGGCATATACTGAAACTGTTAACAGTAGTAGAGAGAATGGTACAACATTCTTCTCACAAGAGTTAGTTTTAAATCTTAAAAAGATTACTAACGAAATGAGTGCACAATTAAAGTTAATGGCATATGGTAGACCAAAAGCTATCGTATGGACTAACAATGGTGATGCATTTATCGCAGGTATCAAATTAGGATGTGATGTAACTGCAGGTACAATTCAAACCGGAGCGGCATTGGGTGACCTTTATGGATACTCAATTACGTTGACTGGTATGGAACAATTGCCAGCACCATTCTTAAGTGGGTCAACAACAGCAGATGCATTTGCAGCAGTAGCATTAAACGGCTCTACTATCGTATACAGTTAATAGTATAACGAACAAAATATTAAAAGGGGATAATTCTTTGGAGTTATCCCTTTTTTTGTTTATATTGAGAATATTTACAATTCACTTTGTTAAATAAAGAAAGATAATACAAGATAATGTTAGCATATTATTTAGGTAATACCAACAACTTTACAATCAGAACGCAGGATACAGCATCATTAACATCATCATTTACAATGTCATATCAAGATATGTACACATTGAAAAATGGTACAATAGATTTGTATTCAAGTTCATTTACTGCATATGAAAACTTATATGCATTTACAGCAAGTTTAAGTGGGGCATATAGTGGACAAGATTTAAGATTGGTATTATATAATGGAACAACTGAAATATGGAATGGTGCATTAGAAGTATTCCAATCTCAATCATACGATAAACCAACATATAAAACACAGATAACAGATTATAAGTCTCACTTGAGTACTAATGAATATATTATAATGACATAAAATATGAAAAAACAAACCAATTTTAGTATTGTTAACATAACTAACAATATGTTACCAATAATAACTGAAGATACAAAGACGAGATACCAATGGGTGCCTTTTGGCGTTTATGGACATGATGATTTCTTTGGTGCAGTAACATCAACTTATAATGTGAGTACAACAAACTCAGCGTGTATAGAAGGTATAGCAGATTTGATATTTGGAAAAGGAATTTATTCTAAGGATGAGGAATTTAATAAAATATTTCAGAAATTAATTCCACAAGAAGAAACTAAAAGAGTAGCATTTGATTTAAAATTGTATGGTAATGCAGCATACCAAGTTTATTGGGATGATTCACATAGTAAAGTAATTAAATTTTATCACGTACCTATTCAAAACTTAAGAGCAGAAAAAATATATTCTAATCCTAAAATTGAAAATTATTATTATTGTACAGATTGGAATGACCAGAGAAGTGTAAGAAATAAGAAAAAGATACCTGCATTTGGAACATCAAAAGAAAAATGTGAAATACTTTACATTAAAAATTATTGTCCTGGTTTGTATTATTATTCACTACCTGATTGGGTAGCTGCATTACAATTAGCAGTATCAGAAGGTGAAATCTCTAACTTACATTTTAATAATATTACATCAGGTTTCTTACCGGCTGTAATGATTAATTTTAATAATGGAGTTCCAGCACCTGAAGAAAGACAAACTATTGAAGATTTATTGCAAGCTAAATTTACAGGCACAGATAACGCTGGTAGATTTATGGTAACATTTAATGATGACCCGGCAACAAAACCAACAGTAGATGCAATTCAAGTTGAAAATCTGCATGAGAAATATGAATATGTAGCAAATTATGTGCAAGACCGTATATTGGTAGCACATAGAGTTACATCTCCATTATTATTTGGTATTCGTACTGCAAATAATGGATTTAGTTCTCAATCAGAAGAAATGAAAACAGCATTCTCTATTCTACAAACAATGACGATAGCACCTTTCCAAAACTTAATTTTAAATGCATTAGATACTGCATTGACAGAAGGTGGATGGGATGATGGTGAAATATATTTTGAACAATTAACTCCATTAGTAATTCTTTCAACAACAGCAGAAGAGACAGGTAAAACAGTAGCGCAAGTTGAAGATGAAACAAATAAAGCATTAGAAAATCCAGCAACTACTGAAGATGCAGGAGCAGCAACAACAGAAGAACCTAAACCAACAGAAAAGATGCAAGATGATGTAAGACCGCCAGTTAGTTTGAGTTCACCATTTTTTGAAAGAGAATACGAAATATTAAAATAAAATAAATTATGGCTTACGCACTTTTTATAAGCAGAGACGATATTATTAAAAATTCACCATTACAAGGTGCAATTGATGCAGATGCTTTATTACCATTTGTAAGAACGGCTCAAGATAAATACTTAAAGAATTTATTAGGTACGGTTCTATACAAATATTTACAAGACCAGATTATTGCTGGAACTTTTGGTACTTTAGATGCATATTATCAAACCTTAATGGATGAATGGATAAAATATACCCTAATTTGGTATAGTTGTGTAGAATATATTCCATTCAGTAATGTACA